CCATCCTGTGCAGTGTAATGAGATTTCATTGCGAAAATCAATCCGGTTGGTCCAGACATAGGCTGAACACCACAGACGTCATAAGCAAGAAGATGAGGCATAGATCGACGAACCAAACTAATTAGAATTGGATCCCAACCTTTTACATCCGTACCTGCAGGTGCATGACCTGAGTTAGCCGGTGCAGCTTCGTTCAAGAAAGCTTCTTGATTTTCCAACAATCGCAAAGTAACGTCTCTGCGATAAGTGTCTTTAATTTCAGGAAGATCAGCGTGTTCCATTACTGGCTGCCACTTTTCCTTAATTGTTTCTGATAAATACATTTCTGTATACTCCTTATAATTAATTAAATTTAGTTAAATGTGTTTTCATTCAATCCATTATATATTTTACTTGTTAGATAAATTGGAAATAGCACTCATAATACTGTCCATTCTGCCATCACTTTTTCCATCTGCAACTGGATTATTAGTACCGGCCGTTCCTTTATTATCTGTTACTTCTTTTTTGTCTGATTTGAAATAGCTATTCTTAATAACATTGAGTTTCTCACGATACTGTTCATCAGTTTCGTAATCAACGTCCTCTGCTAGTTCGGTAAACTTCTCAACATCAGTATCAACCATTCCCTCTGAGATATCTCGGAATGCATCTTTAGCTTTGAATGTATTTAATTCTTTCACTATGTCCATATGCTTTTGTGTCTGCTCGTCGAGTTTCTCTTCCAACTCAGCAACTTCAACAACCAGATTCTCGAATACATCTTCCTTCTCTTGTGGAACATCAATATAATGCTCTTCAAACAACTTCTTCAAACCAGAAATAAAACTCTCTGTAACTTCGTTGCGAACACCTTGTTCAACAGCAAGTTTATTTTCTGCCATCCATTCTTTTACTGTATAGTTGAGATATTTGTCTACATTCTCAGTCATTTCAGACTGCATAGACTCAATACGCTCATCTGTTTCTTTTTTAGATTCTTCACGGACTTGCTTACGAATCTTAGCAATCTTAGACTTAACTGCAGCCTCAAAGATTGTAGCAGCTTTTGCTTTAAACTCTTCAGAAAGTTCTTCGCCGTCGACTAAAGCAGCAACATCAGGAGCAACATCTACTTCGATGTCTTCTTTCTTTGCTTTTTTCCCTTCTTCTTTTTCGTCGTCCTCGTCTTCTTCGTCGTCGTCTTTAGCTGGGGGGAATTCCTCTTTTTTGGAGTCTTTAGACTTTCCTTCTTCGACGTCTTCATCTTCATCTTCGTCTTCGGAGTCGTCTTCTTCTTTTCTAGTTCCTTTGGCGTCTTTTTTAGACTCAACAGGTTTTTTATCTGATTTAGCTTCTTCAATAGATTCGTTATCATTTTTTTCATCCTCTGCGTTAGTGGCAGTTTCCATTATCTTTTTTTCAATTTCTCCATCACTTAGGGTTTCTTCGTTAGCCATTTTACATCTCCTTTAAAAGTGTTTAGCCTATATATATTTATAATATTAAAGATTTCCAAGGAATTTTTCAAATATATCCAGCTTTTTCTTATCTAATTCCTTCGATTTTGTATTTTTAATCTCATTTTGAATAGCATACTCAATTTCACCTGTAGCACTGAATTCTTTTCCTTCCATAACACCATTTACAAATGCCGATGGTGCTGAGGGGTCTGCAACTATATCAACTGTAGTTAAAGTAAAATCTTTCTGTACTTCGTTTACGCCGGTCTTTTTATTTATCTTAAGACTTCCTAATCCTCTTGATGATACACCAAGTTTAACACCTGAAGAAAGAAGATTTTTCACAATCTTTCCATTTGGTGTATCCATAATTTTTGCTTTACCAACAAAGTCTTTTCCTTCTTCTGTTAATTCTGTAATCAAATGTGAAACACGATCAAGATTAATAGTTGGACCCATAGGATGTCCTAATTCACCGAGTGCACGACCTTCTTTGACAAATTTTGTTTTATATCTGTTTACTTCTTTTTTCAAAATGGAGTAAGGATATACACGACCATTTTGATTCTTAAGATCACTTTGCATAAAAATACCTTTAATATATTGATCTTTGCCTTTGCCTTCGACAATATATTCAAGGTTTTCAAAATGTTCTGTAATAAGTTTCATCTATTTATCTCCTTTTTTTGCCATTCGTTCTGCCTCGGCTTTTTTAACCTGTGGTAAAAGTTTCTTAGCTAATTTTTTAATTAAAACCGATTTGGATTTAATTTTCTTTTCCAATGACGCTTTACCTGCTTGCCCTAACTCCGATCTATTTTTACCTTTTAAAATCTTTTGTGCAATAAAATCTACTGCTTTTTTCTGCGCTCGTGTTTTTAATTTTTCTGGACTAGCTTTTTTACTCATTGCCCGTTCGCGTTTCTTGGCAATCATTTTAGCTTTAGCTTTCATGGAGCGTGATAATTTATTCCGTGCTTGTACAGATAATACTTCAAACATCTTTTGCTGGTTCCTCTTTTGCTGGTTCCTCTTTATCAAGTGTTATAAATTTAAATGCTTGCTTGTACTTGTCAATAGCATCATAAGTCTTCTGTTTTAATGTTTTTTCAAACTCACCATTAGCCTTATTATATTTTTTATCTAATATATTTTTAACAATGGTTGTTTTTAAAGGTGTGGATTCACTCATTTTATACTCCTTTTTGGTTTGCCTAAGTTTTCTATAATAAAATCTACATCATTTATCGTATTTCTTAATACATCTTCATCTAGGTTATATTTAATAGATGCTTCAGATATAGCTAAACTAATTTTAGCTATACCATATTTGTCAGTTAAATAAAATGCATGATGAACAGCATCTTCCAATACATTCGAAGATACTTTTTTAACCTTGTCTTTATAATTTTTTATAAAGCTAGATTTTAATAGTGTCATAATAATTACCTATGAACATCAACCGGTGCAACCAGATTTGGATTAATTTCAAAATCATCTGGATCACCTTTACCTGCTTTCTGATTATCTTTATTAATTTGTACTATTTCCTCATCAGTCAGACGCAGGATACGTTTTCTAATCCACTCATCTGAAAAGAATTTTCCAGCATATTCATCAACCATCTGTAAGAGTTCCATTCGTTCTCTGAGAATTTCATTATTCTTTAATTCTGCATAATGAGAATCTTTTGTCCAAATAAATTCAAGATTATCTCTAATGTCATACCAATCATCTTCTTTAATAATACCTTTGAGAATACATTGAATTCTTAACAAGTCAGTAAACATTGTCGCAAATCTATGTCGCAACTTAGCAACAAACTTAGCAAACTTAATCTCGTCTCTATTAATCTCGGAAGCACGACCTAAGTTAAAGGCAGTTTGTTCTGTTCCCTCAATACGTGAGATTGGAACATTCAATGATTGGTAAAGTTTCTTTCTGAAATATTCAATATCTTCTATTTCACCTAAATTTTGTCCTGATGGTAATGTAGAAATTTCAGTTCCTCGTCCACCCTCTCGTCTTGGCAACCAGAAATCTTCGAGCATGGCCATTTGTTTTTTCTGATCTTCTACTTCCCCCGTCGCTGCATTATAAATTATTTTCTGTTTATACTTATTCATTACAGACGTTAAATATTGTTCTGCTTTTAATTTTGGTAGATTACCAACGTCAATATAAAATATTCTTCGTTCTGGTGCTCTTGCTAGCCTGTATATAACAAGAGAATCTTCAATCATTTTAAGTTGATTGAAAGGCTTTATTGACTTATATAGATAACCTATAATAATTTGTTTTGCATTGTCCACCATACCAGAGTGGCAATACGAAATTGAATCTGGTGCTACTTGAACTGCACTAGTTTTAGCATCTTCTGGTGAATATACAAAGAATTCTTCTTGATCAACTACTACTTCAATATTTGATATTGGATCTTTTTCTTTTTTTATTGTTGTAATCTTTTGTATTTTTAATGCATCAATCGGGATAAGTTCTTTAATACCTAATTGTGGTTTCTCGTTATCAATAATAATATGATGGTATATTTTTCCATCAACATACCATTTACGAAACAAATCAGAACCAACTCTATTAAAATCCAATAGTCGAAGAATATGTTTAAATTCTTTTACTATTTTTTGTTTAATAGAAGTGCTCTGAGAAGTATTATCGAGAAAAAGATTAATAGATGATCTACCGTCTTCATGTACAACGGCTTCGTTAACAACATCAGAAACTGCCAAGTCCACTTCTTGTGTCATTGACATTTCACGATATTTTTGGATCAAAACATTTTCATCTTTGGCATTTACCCCTGTATCAAGATAATGTCCATAGATACCCCCACCATCAACAACTTGTGTTGAGCCATCAAGGTTTTCGGGCGTTACAAATGTTTTTTCTTTTTTTATCTCTTTCTTCGCTATCTCAAAACCAAATAATTCAAATCCGGCCATATAAATCCCCTGTTTTATTATAAAAAAGAAAGGGGAAGGTTTCCCTTCCCCCTATTCAAAAATTAAACGCTGATTGTTACTCCACCAAGGTTGATAGAACCACTAATTGAAACATCAACTCCATTAGTAGTAGAACCATCCAAACCTGCACCATCGACGGTAAAGTTATTAACAGCAAATGTTACTGCGAACTCTTCAGGAGCTCCATCAGGGTCCATTGCTAATTCAATAGCGGTTAATGTTGTTGGATAAATATCTTGAAGACGATATGTCCTTAAAGATTTACCCTCACGCGTCAATTGTGTGACCGTAGCGTTACCATAGACTCCAGCAGCAGATGTAGTAGTTCTATTCTGTGAATGTTGCGTGATAGAATTCATCCACTGTTCCATTGCTGTTCTATTTTGCCATTCAGGATCATTAAGAATAGTTACCGTCCAATCTTCAAACGTACGATCTCCCGGAACTTTCAACATACGACCACGATAGGCAACGTCTATATTACCAATAACCGAACCCGGAATTTGTGTTGCTTTTCCGAGAAATTGTAAATCCATCGCCCCAAAAATGGCTGGAGCATTGACTACAACTTTATATAGATTGGGTCGAACCCCACCTCTAAAGTTGTTTTTGAAATCAGAAATTGTTGACATTTTATTACTCCTTTAAGTTTGTATATATTTATAAGATTTATCCA